CGTCAGCCTCAGTAACGTCAGTCGATTGCAGAATGGAATCTGTAATTGCTTCGGGTCTGATTATCTTCATCACGCCCTCGTCGGCGGCAAGCCGTCCTTATCCCATCGGTCATTGATGCGATACAGCCGCTGCGTATTACGTGCCACTGCAATCATGACCTCCTGCATCGACTGGCGCAGAGTGGCCATATCAGACGACATACGGTCAGCCGACGCGGTCTGTTGCGCGGTCAATACTCTCTCGCCTGCGTGCAGCTCTGCAATGTACCCGTCATATGGGACACTGCTTAACCCATCCCGATGGCTCGGCAGCTGATACCCAACCATGTCGGCCACCGCTCTGATCATCGACTCGGAATCGCCTGCGCGGATCGCGGCCATCTTGGCATCCGGGTTATCCACCGGAATATTGTTGATCCACTGCTTTGTGAAATTATTCAACTGATCTTCCAGCGGAATGCCTTTCTTGCCACCATCCTCGTGCGCCAGGCCGAAAAACAGACCAGTGCCCAGGCCTTTCTCGTTGTAACCAGAGAACATCTTGCTGTTGTAGTTGACATTGATTCCAGCGCTTTCAACGATGTCCGTCAGCAGACCGTCGACCGCTCGGAAAGCATCAATTACCGCTGTGGCTTGCTCGACAGTAGTGCGGCGATTAAAGCCGATTGGTTGCAGTCCTGATGCGAATGGCGCGACATCAAATCGCCTATCCTTTCTCAGCCCGCCTGGAATATCGCTCAGCATCAATCCTGCATTGTGAGAATAAGTGCCGCTCTTATCCATTAATGCAGCGATTGTGCCAAGCCCGGCGAGCGCCCAGCCCCAACCGGGAATTGCGCCTATCAATTTGCTGACACCACCAATAACCGCTTTTCCTGCTCCTGCAATCCCGCTAACAATCCCGCCACCAGCACCAGCAGCAGACATACCAGCGGCAGTTGCAGCAGTCGGAGGCCCAGCAATTGTTGCACTCGCGCCGACAGCAGAACCAGTCAACCCACCAATAAATTGGGAACCGGCAGATGCTATTCCGGCGAGACCGCCTCCAGCTGCGCTGCTTATAGCGCTACTGACCGCTCCACCAGCACCTGCACCAGCTCCACCAGTTGCGCCGCCTAAATTTAAAGCGTCACCAATTAAATTCATAACCCCGCTGCTGGCCCAATTAGCCACAATCTGAATCAGCGTATTTTTCCAGCTTTCAAGCAAGTTATCAAAAGCAGACTTCCCGTTGTTGAACAGGTCAACAAAAAAGCCGCTAATGTTCTGGTGCATTTCTTTGTAGCGTCGCTCTTTTTCTTGCGCTGCTTCGACACCAGCACGTTCAAGCTCTTTTGCTTTGTCGGCGGCATCTTCATAAGCCTGGCGTTCATTGAATACTTCAGTCGTTGTTTTTGCGATCGCCTGACCAAGCTCGCTATTAGCATCAACTCCAGCACGTCGCAGGTTGTTGTTAATCTCAAGCTGCAAATCACTTAGTCCCAGCTCGTCTCGTTCTCTCAACAATTCGGCCAATAGTTCGGCAGTTTTCGTTGTTGCCTTGTCTGCCTCTGTCGCAATATCTTGCAAGCCATCGGCAACATTGCTTGCGCCGATAGATACCTCATCCGCAATGGCTGGGAATTGCTCCAAAACGTCATTAGATGCCTGGCTCGCGTCGACTTGCTCGTAAGTCGTTGTCTTTAGGTCAACCATCTCCCGGCGAAGTGCCAGAATATTACTTTCGGTCTCTGCAACCGCGCCAGCGAATACTTGATTTTCTGCGCGACCAGCACGCAATGCCTCAATCGTATCGTCGAACGTCGAATTAAAAGTACTGATTGCATCCAGCGGATCTGCTGCTGCGGCTTTGATCGCTGTCCATGTCGCCACCGCGTTATCCTGGACGTCAGTAAACAGATCAGAAATTGCCGTCAACGCCGGAGCAAAAGCCTGCATCAAAAACAGCTTCAACTGGTTCCACTTGATCTCGATCTCAAGCGCGGCAGCACGCGCGTAATAGCTTATGTCATCCCAATTGCGGATGATCAAAACAGCCGCTGCGGCCAGAGCAGCAGCAATACCTGCCGGAGTGGTCATAAATGCCATCATTGCCGCACTAGCAGTAGCAAGAGCAGACAAAAAAGCAGGCCCGAATGCAACCAAAAGCGCAGCACCAACAGCAGCAGCACCAGCGGCTAGTATTTCAAGATTGTCAGTCAAGAAAACAATTGCAGCAGATGCGGCAGTCACGGAGGCTGTAAAAATACTCAATCCACCTTTATTTGCTAATGCGATGAAAAGCGATGTCACGTCTCCTTTTAAATTACTTAGTAATCCCGGCAAGCGCTTCATCTGATTTTCCATTGCGCCAGCAAAATTGACATCGCCGATGTTTCTCAGGTATTGGGTGATTTCCTCTGCATTCTTTCCGACTGTCGTTGAAACTTCCTGAAAAGTGAAAGTTACTGTATCAGCCTGCTGTTTTGCTCTTATTCCGAATTGCTTCAGCCGCTCGAATTCCATCGTGGACGCATCAGCGACAGCTTCGATCATCTGCTCCAGGCTTGTCCCCAGAGCGGCAGCGGTGTTGCCGTAGGAAGTCATCGCCTTTTCGGACGGGTCAAGGCCGAGATTCTTCAGCCTTATAAAAGCGCCAATCGATTCCTCTATTGTAAATGGAGTGGTTGATGCAAATTTAATCAATTCATCGAACTTGCTATTTGCAGCATCAATTGATCCTGTTGCAGTGACCAGTGCGCCTTTGAAGCCTTCGATGTCTGTAATCGTGCTGGCGAATGACTTGCCAAGTGCCGCAACGCCCAGCGCAGCCATTACCGAACCGACACCAGCAATTACAGTCTTCAACCCAGAAAATGAATTCTTCATTCCTGTGGTCGATTGTTTTACTTGGCCCTCTACATTTTTGCCAGTATGACCAATGGCCGCAATATCGTCATTAGCCGCTCTGACTTCGCGAGTATCGACTTTAATTTGTATGGTTGCCAGATCCATGTCGATCCTTTATCACGATGCTGCGCAGTGCAGACTTGATATCTTGTGAGATTCTTTCTTTTTCCTTTTCACTTCTATACGGCGCAGCACAATCAACGTTATCGTATTTTACCACACCGTTGGCATAGACTGCCGACAGCCGCTTGATAGTCTCTGCTTCCCATGATGTTAGTTCAGTCTTGGTGCTGATCATAAAGCTGTTCAGTTCCTGCCAGGTTATCCCATAGACGCCGGAACCACTGCTCATCGCTACACCTATCCTGCTCAGCAGGCTTATCAGATAGCCAAACGGCTCCACATCTGGAAACCGCTCGGCTATCTCTTCTGATTGCAGGTGAGTCTGCCTGGACTGCTTTTGATCTTTTGCTCGCGTGTTCATCCATGCCCATTGCTCGACATAGCTGAACAGCAGAGCCTCTATCCTAAAAAATAGTTGGCTCGATCAGCCGCTGCCTCTATCAACTGCTCCGCTATCCATGCACGCTGCTCGTAAAGCATCAGCGCATTTTCTCTAGTGCACTTCAGCGATTCGCCCTCGTACTGGATATTATCCGACCATTTAGTTGTACACTCTGCCAATATTTCATACAGAGCAGACTCCAGAACAGCGCTCGGAACTTTGCGATCTTTGTACCTGTTTGCATTGCGAGTGTTGATTCGCTTTGCTACAGATTGCCAGGTCGCGCTGTCTTTACCCAGTACAGTGATCACCAGGTTGTCGCCGTTTTCGTCGGTCAGATAATCGCCGGTTGCAGGATGTTGAAGCCTGACTTCAATGCCTTCATCGGCGGCAGATTGCAGGTCGATATTAGCTAAGTCCATGAATCACCTTTAGGCAGCGACGTTGACAGGTGCAGTCGTCAGCTCCAGCGTAACGCTGTCTGACTTGATGCTGTCCACGTTGCCAGGATTGATTTGATAACCCATCACCAGGCCGGTGAAGTAATCATCTTCGCCGTCAGGATAGGTAATCTTTATACTGATTTCAGTGTCAGCAGTGTGAGCGGTTTTCAGCACGCCTTGACCAGTATCAGCGACATCAGCCGCAAAATTCAGCGTCAGAGAACCGTCGTTCACAGAGCCTTTTCGCTTGACCACTCGACGCTCGCCAAGCGGCATGTGAGTGATCAGGTTGTAAACACTGCCGAATGCCGGGATTTCGGTGATCTCGCCGACGGGCGACCAAGACAAAGCGCCATACCCAGCAGCGTCATAAGTGGCCGGCAGCGATGCGCTTGCGCTCAAAGTAGTACCGGCGGAAGTTTGAATAGCCATTGTTTAAACTCCTATAGTTTATTGCGCAGCAGCTCTGATGTTACTTTCGAGCAGCTTGTTAAATTGTTGAACGTTCTTTCTCACCCACCCGGCTGACGCTTGATCAGACCAGCCCTCAAACTCAAGTCGGTATATGTACGGCAAGTTATTTGTGATGTAAAAAATATCACCCACTGCAACCGAGATCGGTTCGCTTATCTCGGCAATCTTAGAGCCAGAAATAGAGCCTTTCTTAGTGCTATCAACTGATTCCGTCGTTCGATAATCGGGCGAGCCGACACTTACAAACCAGTTATTCTTCGCTCGGCCAGTATCGACCGGCGTGCCTTTTATAATTCCTGCGCTGACTTGGAAAAGTGTCGCGCGTATAGCATGGCTCATGTTTTCCCCAATGCGCTGTTCTACTTTTTGCCAATCCGATTCAAAGCTCATGCAAAAGCCCGCCAATAGATACTTATCGGTATAGCAAACTGATTATCAATAATCAGCGGCGAATTGATGACGGTTTTTGTGATTTTTGTCATCACGCCGTTGTAAGTATATTCACCGCCTCGCGGGAAGTGCAACGCAACCAGCCTTGCCTGTTCCTGCGCATCGAATCGCCTTGTACCTCTATCTGCAATCACAGTGACCTGGTAAATGCCTTCATAATCGTCAGTGCTTGCGTGCGCAATTCCAACCGGATCCTTCATGTTCGGCAGGAAGTTTTCGCGCAAATAGATCGTGCCAGCAGTCGGAGAATAGATCGTGTTCTCCCAAGCAATCGGTGGTGATCCAGCGACCTGGATCAGCGCCAGCCTGGAAGATAATGCAGTATTTATATCTTTCTCTGCTGCGCTCATTCTCTGATCTGGCAAATGTATATGACATTCGTTCCGGCTGGATTTATCGGCGAGACAGTCATCACCCGATAAGTCTTGCTATTAGCCTGCACCTTCCAGCCTGCCT